ACAATCGTAGCCGAGGTAATCAACCCATGGCGCGTTGGTGGTTAAAATGAAGAAACGTACCGGCCCGTAACTCCTAGACTGTGCTAAACTAAACCTATGGCTAACCTCGCTGTAGACCAGCAATACGTCGCCTCCCTCGTCACCCAGTTCGCTACGCTGAACTCCAACGCGTACGCGAATTACCAGAACACCTTTCAGAACTATCTGTTAGACTTGACCTCGGCTGGTCCGGGTGCGGTCCCGCCTGTCGAACCCACCCCTCCACAGTTGATTGTACTGAACACCACGCTGGCCCTTCAGCTAGTCGTAGCTTGGGATACCGCATGGGGTACGTTGGCTCCAGGAGCACCGGCTCCGGTGTTGAACCTCACCCCGGCTATTTCCTACGTTACCGCAGCCGCCATTACTCCTCCGGCTCCTCCGGTCACCCCAGCCCTGAACGATCCTGTGGGTCCTCCGCAGGGGGTTAACAACGCTGCGGGACAGCCGATGTTCTATACGGTCGCAGGGGACACCCTCCCCAACGGTGCGGTGTTCACCGACACCCGAGGTACGTTTGTGAAGGTAATCGTGCAGACCCCGTTTGGGGGCGAGGCGTACTGGGAGAAGGTATCCTAATGCCTACCGACCCTGGACGATTCATACGACGGTTTGGTGGGGTGCATGGCCACGCTCAGGCTCATCGGTACGGGATGCAGGCGCACGGGCGAGGTGCGACCCAGCCTCCGGTCCCGCCTGGCGGCGTTCGCCCTGGCATGGACTACGGACAGGCTCCGACGATGAATAGCTACGGACGGAACTCGTCCGGGCTACCGAGCGATGCGTCGGCTCCGACCCCGAACAACGACGCGCAGAATATGGGGTCCTAATTGAAGCTTTCCGAAACCCGCTCCATCTGGGTAACCCCCACCGCGTACCGCGAACCAACTCGACCCGGCCCTCGTCCGAAATCCGAGATCAACAAATTCACTCTAGAGGATCTATATGGCCGCAGGCTCACCAGCAATTCCGACAGGCAACCCGGCGAATCCGGGAAGCAGCCTGAGTAGCATCTTTCAATTCTTGAAACAGTTCGCTGGTGGTGCGGGTCCTGCTGCACAAGCAGCAGGCACGCCGGGCCAACAGGGTGGTGGCGGACAGCAACCGGTTCCTCAGCCCGTGCAGAACCCATCCCTGATGCCGGGCCAACCGAATGGTGTCCTCCAGCAACTCGGCAACGCTATCCTTCAACACGTTCACGGATTCAAGGGCATGGATAACCAGGACCCTACCTACATCAAAGGCAAAGTGGACGAGTACATGAAGAACCTGGATTCTCAGAAGGAAGCTGCAAAGCATCTTAAGAAAGCCGTGCCATCCCCGAAGGGTGCGCCGCAGGCCCAGCAGGATGTGTCGGCCCCGTTCCATGATCTGTTTCACTCCGTAATGTCCGGACTCCAGAGTTAATGACGGATAGAGCAAAGTATCAGAAAGAACGAAGAGAACTGCTAAAAGCTAAAGGTTTATGCCTTTGGTGTATGGGACCAACAGATAATCGAGTTGGTTGTGAGAAATGTCGTAAACGAAATAGTGATCGAGCTTGTGAATGGCATAAGAAAAACTATGAAGCCGTATTGGATCACTACGGAAGTAAGTGTGCTTGTTGTGGTTTAGATGATAGACGATTTTTGAGTATAGATCATATAAATAACGACGGTTATATTAAGCGGAAAACGGGCGAAGATGTTACAGGTCCTCGACAATACGCTCGAATAGTTAAAAGAGGATTTCCAAAGGATCTCCAGTTGCTTTGCTTTAATTGTAATCTAGCAAAGAATCGTTTTGGAGGCATTTGTCCACACGAACTGGATCGATGTAAGTCATTGATTCTATGAGCTATGTCGCGAGTTTTTTTGAATCCTCCCCCGCCGAGTTCGTCTCCGACCAGGAGCAATCCACCGCTCGGCATACCTTCGAAACCGACGAGCAACGCCAACGCCATGCGTACGATGAGAAGGTCCGGCAGTATGTAATCTCCTGGCGTAACCAGCTTCGCATGTACCGGTACGAGAAGCTTGGCGTGTGGAACGAGTGTTGGCAGATCTACCGATGCCAGGAGGATTGGTCGGATAAGGAAGACTGGCAAGCGAAGATCGCGTTGCCAAAGTCGTTCTCGTCCGTGAAGCAGGCGACGAATGTCATTAAACGGTTCCTAAACGCCTCCAAGAAACCTTTCAACCTGGAATCCGAGAACCCCAACGACCTCGTGGCCGTCCGACGCTCCGAGCAGATGACACACCTCGCGGAGGTGATGCTGGAGAAGGCACGGTTCCTAGACGAGTTCTCCGAAGCTCTCGAATGTGGCTTCATCATGGGTGCGGGGATTGTTAAACTCTGGTGGGGACTGGTGCCACGTGTGGTCACGAAAGTCCAAACCAGCATGGTGCCCATGCGGGACTATGGTGTGCCACAGGCTGCCGTACCCGCGTACGTCGCCGAGGGCGGTGGCGGTTCCGGTCAAGGAGCCACGTCCCTCCAACAGAATCCAACCGAGGTACGTGGCGAGAACCAACCCTCCGAAGCCTGGGGTAACCTGGACTCCTCCGGTCGTGGCCCCGCCTCCGTATCCTCCGCTGTACACGTCCCTCCCGCTGCCGGACCGGTAGGGCAGGAATCCCAAGACGCCCGTGGTGGTGCTGGCGGTTCCCAGATGGGTAACGAACCTCCTGAGCAGCAGCCGCTTGGAGCAGGTGTGCCTGTAGCCCCACCCGCCTCCTCACGGACCACCCAGCCCATCGGCCAGATGCCAAAGGCACTCCTCCAACAGCAAGCCCGGCAATACCCGACCGACCTCCCCGACGAAGCCATCATGCCGATGAACCTCCCCGGTCCAGGTGCGGGTGGGATGGCTCCCGGCGCTGGTGCCCCTGGTGCCGCTTACGGCTCTCAATTCAACCCTCCGCAAATGCAGCAACTCAAGCAGATTGTGCGGGAAGAAATCCTGGAAGGCAAACTGTTCCTCCGGGCCGTGGACCCCTACAACTTCTACTGGCTCCCTGGTTCCAAAATGAACCAGTGGACCGGTACCATCGAGGAGATTGAGCTACCCAAATGGGAACTTCTACAGATGGCGCAGGAAGGTCTATTCGACATAGACCTAGTTCGATCTATTCAACCGATGAAGATCGAAGAACAGACGAAGCAATCCTGGCTGCGCTGGGGCGAGATGCCGAGGACAACCAATGGGCCGACTCCCGACACTGGTGTAATCAAATTAACCGAGTTCTACGGACCAATAGTTATCGATGGGGAAGTGAAGGAACGGTGGGGACATATACTGGTAGCTAACGATACGGTTACTCTCCTCAACGGTAAGAACCAGTTCTGGCACCGGAAGTGCCCGTACGTGGGCTTCTCTCCCGTGGCGTTGCCGTTCCGTACGGAAGGCGTCGGTCTTGTGGAGATGGTCCGGCAGATCGACAAAGCGATGAACCGTATTGCGAATATGTCCGTGGACACCCTGATGTTCCGGCTCATGCCGATCTTCGAGGTCGCGCCGGACGCGTACGAGAACCCTGAGGACTTTGATACCGGGCTGACGCCGGGTAAGATCTTCCGTCGAAATCTACAATACCCTGGAGCGGAGGGGCTGAAGCCCATCCAGATGAATGACATTAGCCAGGGGGCAGTGCAGCTTAACTCCGAGTTAAACGTATCCCACCAGGAAGGATCGCTCATATCACAAATACAACAGGCAATACCCAGATATCGTGGTGCCCAGAGTGCAACCGAATCGCAGGCTATGCAGGACAACCAACAGTCGTTCTTCGGTGCGATGGCTGCGGACATCGAGCGACAATTCTTAGCCCCTATTGTGATGATGTCGGTGGATCTTATCTATCAATTCCTGGACACCGCGAACGACCCTCGGGTGGCAAGTATCCTTGGAGTTGAAGCAGGCGTCTTGGCGGGCATGACCCGTGAGGAAATCATGGAACTAGTCCAGGGTGACTACTCCGTCCACGTCCGTGGCATCACTGGGCAATTGGAGAAGGCTGAGATGCTTCAAAGCCTTATCCAGTTCATGAATCTGATTGGCCAGAACCCACAGGCGTGGCTACCGTACATCAATCAGTCTAAGTTGTTACAACGAATACTCGAAGCCTTCCGTCCCGCCATCCATGACATCGAAGAGATCCTAGCCGACCCCGAGACGGCAGCAGCCCAACAGCAGGCCATGTTCGGCCAAACCATCACCCCGGATCTCCTGCGGCTGATCCCGGATCTCGTTCGGTTGCAACACCAACGGTCCGACACCCAATTCAATCAAGCCCAGCTCAAAGCCGAGCACGCCATGGCCCAGGACCAACAGCAGCATACCCAGTACCACGATGCGGTGGATAAGGCTCTCCAGATCGGTGCCCTCCAACTCGACCACGCGGCTACGATGCACAACACCATGATCGACGCTCACCAAGCCCAAACCGCCCGGATCTCTGCCGAACAAACCCCGCAGTCGGCGGGGGTAACCTCCTCCCCAACGCAGTCTGGCCAAGGAAACTAACGTAACACCATGATTCCCTTCGTCCGTGATAAGATAGTATACGTACAACGGGCCACGCCCGACTTTAATTAAAGGAAGTTTATAAACCACATGGCTGGTGCAAACCTGAAAGATCCCAAGAACAACGACCTGGCATCCCCGAATCCTCCCTACGACTTCGGCAGCCCGGCGGATTCCGAGAACAATCCTACCAAGGAATTGCCCGGTTCCGCTCTCGTGGCCAACGACGACCAATCCACTCCGCAGGCCAAGCGTGCCGGGTACGGCTACGCTCCTCACAAAGGCGGCTCCGCGATGGGTGGCCACAACATCGATAGTAGAAACCAATACACAATGAAGCTTCCGAGAGGTAGTTCACTCTAAGCATGGCTTATAAAGATCCTGCTGACGCTTTAGCTTATCAACGTTCTTACAACGAACGAACCGATTATAATCGGAGATACTATCTTGCTCATCGGGATAAATGGAGTCAGGCGAAACGCTCGGTTAAAGAAAACGATACAGGTAAGAAGTATCGTGTAATGGTTAACAACCTACTTCTGGAACGTGATGGACCAATCTGTTCATTATGTGGTGAGTTACTCGAACCGGAAAAAGAAGTACTCCATATAGATCATATTCGACCTAGATGTATGGGTGGTGGACATGAAGCGAAGAACATTCGTTTAGTACATGCTACTTGTAACTTAGTTCGAGGAAAGAAACTTATGGAAGAAGAAGTTTCACAGTAACACAAAAAGGAGGAGCTAAACGCTCTCATTAATTGTTCTGCTGGCTGTAATTGGATTCTTGCTGTGGCTGGTAAACACTTACCTCCCCATGCAGGATTCGATAAAGAAAATCCTTAACGTAGTAGTTATCGTTGGGGTGGTCTTACTGGTGTTGAACTTCTTTGGAATCTTCGGAATGTTCGACGCAGGATTCCCTCGTTACCATAGATGAAAAACCCCTTCGTTACCGCAGCCCGTGCGGAGGACGTTGAGAACCTCCTCCAGCACATAGCCTGGTCGGACGTAATCCGTCCTGACCTGGACCGTCAACGGGAAATGTACACGAAGCTACTCGTAGCTGCGACCCTTGGACAACCGGTAAAGGTTCCGACCATCGACGGTTACGCGGAACTTTCCAAGGAGCAACTTGCGGGTCGTATATCGGGGTTCGATTACGTTATTAGCTACTTTGAAAAGATTCTTACGGAGGGAGCCAAAGCTGTTGCTGAACTCCGTAGTAAAGGACTTAGTTAACCCGATGGCCACGAACGCCTCCCTCATCAATGTCTCCGCCGACCCCTTCGCCGGTTACACTGCCACGATGCAGTTCCTTGCGACCCCGGCTGGCCAGAAGGTTGCTGAGGGGATTACCGACGTAATCATCGATCTCATCAATCTGTTTCATAAGAAGAATGGTGGAACGCCCCCACCGAATCCTAGTTCTACTACAACTACGACGACGGTCACCACCGGCACTTCTACTAAACCCTAACCCTCAGAAGGATATCTAATGTCAACTACTGTCACCGCTCCCGGTACTACCGAAACTGTCGTCACCACCTCTGCGGCAGCACCACCGCCCTCACCTGAGTCTGCTCCGGTTATCCAAGGCAACGATGCCACGGACGCAGCACGAAAGGCGTTGTATGAAAAGTACTACCCGGAATCGACGGGGACCTCGTCTGATCCGGTAGCAACAACCACAGCATCGGCAGCGCAAGCCGATACGACTCCGGTTACCACGGCTCCGGCTGGTGTGGACCCCGCCCAGTTCCAGCAAGCGATGGCGGCCATTGCGCAGGAATTTGCTGCGTTGAAGGAGTCCATTGGGAAGCCTGCGCAGGCTACGCAACCTGCCGCAGCCGCCGAAGCCGAACCTGGATGGATCTCCCTCCTACGGGAGGGTAAAGTAAAAGAAGCCGAGGCTGCTCTCGCCGAGTCCGTAGCCGCGATGGTCCAGTCCAAGGTCCAAGGCCCTACGGTCGAACAAGCCGTAGCCCGTGCCCGTGAGCTGGCGCAGGCCGAATCTCACATTGAAAGTTTCGTTAAAGACCTCCGTACCGCGAATCCAGACATCGTGGACATGGAACCATTCATAGCCATGGATGCGCAGCAACGTCTGGCTGCACTCCAACAGGCAGGACAGATTAAATCGACCGGGGACGCTGTACAAGCGTACAAGAAAGCAGTCCTCGATGCCACTGAATCCGCACGTAAAGTAGCCCAGAAGCTCCGTGGCTCTGGCAAGACAGAGGCCATGACACGCTCTCGTGAGGTGTTATCGGCCCAAACGATGAATCCCCAACAGGTGGACAGCACCCGGCAACCTCAGACTACCGACACCGAACCTCTTCAAGGAGAGGATGCGGCTAGGGCGTACCTAGAAAAACGTAAGTCTGTCGAAGCCAGTCTACACAATCCATATGCCAGGGGCTAATCGTTGGTTGAAATCTACTACAAAGGAAACTAATTAATTATGCCTGGACAGGTATATAGTGTTAGTACCCTTGGTGGAAACTGGTCTCAGCCTTATCTGTCCGAGCGGTTGCGGCACGTGGCCCAGCCGATGTTTCGTTTCCGTCAATTCGTTGACGTGAAGGAAGCTATCGGTAAGCAACGTGGCGATACGTGGCTGTTCGACAAGGCAGGTAATGTGGCGACTCAGGGTACAGTGTTAGTGGAAACTAACACCATCCCCGAGACCAATTTCGTTACCAATCAGGGTACGGGTCAAATCTTCGAGTACGGTAACTCCATTCCGTTCACTCAGAAGTTGATGAACCTTGCGCAGTTCCAGTTGGAGCCGGTCACCGAGCAGAAGTTGCGCGATGACATGGTGAAGACTCTCGAATCCGCGTGTGGTGCGCAGTACGTTGCGACGGACTTCGTTGCGGTGCAGACCGCCAGCGGTTCCGTGATCTTCACTACGAATGGTACCGCGACGGC